ACCGCCTGAATAAGAGGTGACCGGTTCAAGCGGCGCGTGAATGTGCTCGACCTTGTGCCGGTCTAACACACGCTGGATTTCGTCATCGCTCCAATAGGTGACAATTGACGAGCCGCTTGTAACTTCCCATTCATCAGGCGCGGCGTTGGCGAACCCACGTACCGTGTCAATTAGTGTCTGCATTCCTGTTCGTGCCATAATCAACTTCCTTTCACGGCGTGAGCGTAAACGTCACCGTGCGCCCTATCGTGCAATACTTCTACATCCGACCAATCCGCAAGCCATTCTCGCAAAGTGGCAGGGTCAATGTTTGCATAATGTTCACCGCCCATGTCACCCAATGAACCGCTGCATCTATGCGGTGCTCTCGGTTCGGCTGCTGCTGTGAGAATCAGCACCCCACCTGGTTTCAATGCCCGCCATGCGCTCTCAATTTGTCCTTGCGCGTCCGGATCGTGTTCCATCGCTTCAGCCGTGATAACTACGTCAAACTTGCCCTTGCCGTCAAAATCCTGTGCTTTTCCGACCCAATCCACGCCATTTCCTGCCCACATATCAACACCGACATATTCAGTGCAATTCGCGAATAATGGACGTGGACTGCCGTTCACATCGTGAGAGCCAAACTCAACCACCTTCAAACCTTCCGGTAGTTTCTTGGATTCGCCCAACAAGTAGTGCCACGCTTCAGCGTGCATTCCTGCCCTCTCTCACAATCTGCTCAAACAAGGCTTGATTCGATGGTCGTTTGTCGTATGCTCCTGGAGTCCGGCTTGTGGTGTAGTTGGATAAATGCCTCAATGGTAGATAAGACTGAACCAACTCAAGCCCTGCTCTTTCAGCACGCCAACAGAGTTCGTTATCTTCCCAGTACATACCTTCCCAATCCTCAAACCAACCGCCTATCATCTCAAAATCGCTTTTGTGACCGAATAAGCACCAGCCCTCAAGATAGCGATATTGCACGCCGTCAACAGTCCTGATTCCGGTTGTAGGCGAATAAAACGCGCCTTTTTTCGCGTTCTGCACCTTGTCTAACCAACTGCCTATTGCGATAATGTCCGAGTTGAGAAACACCACTATTTCACCGTCTGCAAGCGCAAGGCCTTGATTATTCGCCTTGCCGTATTTCTCGTTTGTCTCGTTGCGAATGTACTTGCTGCCATTACCTAATCGCTCAACCATCTCTTGTAACTTGACGGCAGTATCATCTTCGCTTGCGTTGTCAATCACGATCACCTGTGAGCCTTGTACCGCCTTCTCATAATCAGGTATCAATTCAGAACAGTTATGGAACGGAGTTACGATGCTTATCACTTCAAGCCCTCAACAATCTGCTCCATCTCTTTCAGCACCGGCTTCCAATACTTTCTCGTCACATCATCGGCATCGTAAGGCAACGCGCCCCGTCTTGCCTGATTGCGCAAGTCGTAATCACCCTTCGCCGCGTAAGCCTGCTCCATTCGGTCATAGATAGCCGCTGTGGTCGCCTGCCATTGGAACGCGTCAAAGAAGTCGTGATAGACCGGTAACGCCTCTGCTTTGTCAATCTTCCAACCGGCAAAACATAACTCAGACATCGAAGTCCAGTCGCCAACAATCACCGGTGTTCCGCAAGCCTGCGCTTCGAGAATCGGAATGCCAAAGCCCTCGCCAAGACTTACGTTCGTCAACACGTCCATTGCATTGTAGGCATCCACCATGTACTCATCAGGAAATCCAAGACCGTAATGATACGGATCGCAAAACACAACGTCCTCGCCAAGTTTCAGTCCCATCCGTTTGATGAATTTCGGCAGGTTCACAACGTCACCGCCGCTCAAACCGGCATCTGTATGCAGATAAAGCATCGTGTCGGGGTGTTCGTGATGCAACGCGGCAAATGCGGCAATTTGCTCATAGAACGCCTTGCGAGAAGGATTGCCCTTGTTCGCTGCGACCATTCCAACAATGAACTTATCCTGTGGCCATTCCAGATGATCGCGTGCTTCTTCACGGTCTAACGGCTTGAATATCTTGGTATCAACCGCGTGAGGCACGTACCACACATCCAGCCCTGCTTGCTCCGCCATGCGCTTGCCAAACTTGCTCATGACGATTCCTTTGGTTGCCTTCCTTGCCGATGCCAGCACGTTAGCCGGCATTGGTTCGTGATCCACCGGAAACCACGGGAACCACGGCATCGGAATGTTTTCAGACTGCACCACCCAAATGTCGAGCAGAGTAATAACCGCGTCTGCCTGATCCCAAACAGCGTGTGCACCGATAACGTCCTGTCCGTAAGGGTGTTTGAAACTCGGATATACTTTGATTCCGTTGATATTCAGTACACCGCTTTGCACGCCGTAGAATGCTGTAATCGAAAGCCCCTTGTCAAGCAGTTTCGCTAATCGCGGAGTAAAGATTTTCGTCTGATTGCCGTAACCAGTGCAGGCTGCGGGTGAATTGCTAAACCAGTTGATTCTCATGTCTTTTTCAAGCCTCCAGCTTGCGCTCCGATAGGGCAAGGAAGCGGTGGAGCTGCCGTTTTCGAGGTATACGCTCTATCCTTGCCCATCAAGTCAATTTTTAGGTTGCTTTGCCCACGAGCTGTACACCGTGGGTTGGGCGATATACGCCGTAGCCGTAAACCATCGAAGCGTTGAGCTCCCATGCGCCGACACCGGCGAATGAGGCATCCCATTGCGGGTTGATGGTGAACCCCTGACGAATGTCAAGAGCAAGGGCTTCCTTGCTGAACATTGCGCCAACTGATGCAGTACCAGCTGCGATGTTCGCGTCAACGAAGAAGTCCATGTTGTCAAGCGACGCTTGGTAAAATCCGCTCATAAAGCGGTTCTTCAAATCCTCGCTCTGCATGAGAGTAGGCACGCCAGTTGACGCACTGGTCAGGTAGTACCATTGCATCGGGTGGATCACGACCGAGTAACGACCGTAGATTTTGTTCCCGCGCATAATAGCTTGTGCGTTGAAGATGTTTGCCCAAGTCAAAGTGCCGCCAGCAGTTCCGACAGTTCCACCGGTCAAACCGGACAAAGTGCCAGCAAGGTTGGTGTCAATGTGAGCGGCAGCGGTTTCGCCCAAGTAACGACCTGCGTCACGTTGTGCGCCGGCAGGATCGCTCTTGATGCGGTTCATAGTCAGGCTAATCTGCTGACCATAGGTTGAAGGCGTGATTGTGCCCCCAGCGGTTGCGCTGAAGGTTGAAGCGGTCATATCCACAGTGCCAGCGATTGAACTAAAAGTGCCGCCGCTGTATTCGCCGTAGACGCGGGGTGCAAGCCCCTGATAGTCGCCGAAAGTTGTTACCAGTGGCGCAAGTACGTTACCTTCCTGCGCGGTAAACAGCGCAAGTTCGTAAACGTTCGCGACCAAAGTTTTGATGTCATCATAAGTTGATGCAGCCATAGTGTATTACTCCTTACAAGGGGTTGTCTGGACCCCAGTTGATTCCGCCGCCCTTCCAGATGTCAACTTCACCACCGGTGAGCCGTGTTAGCTTTTGTGCACGCGTTTCCTCTTTCGAGGCTTGCTCACCTGGATTCGTAGCACCCGCATTAGGCGCGGCTTTTGGTTTCGGTTGCGCGTCCAGTAGCAGCTTCGCATCAGCTTCCAGTTCTTCCGGCGTCTCGCCTTTCAACCTGTCAGCATAGATTGCGGGCAATCCCACTTTCGCGGCAATGTCATGTTGCAGCCTGCTTATTTCAAGCTGCCTGACTTTCGCTTCAAGTTCCTGCGCCCGTTTATTGGCAAGCTCAATTTCGGTCATCTCGGCCTCTTTGCGCTTTGCCTCTTCCTGTTCGAGCTTTGTCAGTTTCCTGAAATGACGCTCGGCTTCCTCCGCCTTGTTTTTCGCGCGGCGTTCTGCCTCTTCCAGTCGCGCTTTCAATTCCTCCACCGTCTCGGCTTTGTCAATTACTTGCGTTTCTGCTTGTTGTTCTGTGCCTGTCTCAGGCGCTTTCGATTCGTCCACCATCTCGGTCTCCTCCAATTAGTTAATTCTGTAAGGCGGTTCAGCGCCATTACTTATTAAATTTGACAAAAAATCTGTCGTAGCCGTCATCAGATACAAAAACTATTCCGTCATGTTTTGATCTCATTGCTCTTTCGATTATTGGGTTTTCATAATCAGGATCAGAAAAATTTATTGATGAAACATTGACAACAAGCGGATTTTTTATATTTACGCTCGTTTTTCTAACATCACTTGCTACGCCGCCCCTCACGCTGGCGTATTCTTCCGCATAATCACGCTCAAGCGAATAAAACGACACTTTTCCGCTATCGTCCCCGTAACGATAGACGGTTTGGTCTTTTATAGGCTTTCCTGTTTCAACCGTGTCATAATCTTGCGTAATTGATTCATCTGTGACGCCGTTTCCTATCAAATCTTGAAGCGGCGTACGTGCCAGCATCTCGCCGTACACGTCATCATGCCGCCGTGTTACCATGTCTGTAAGCTCAAACTTGCCGTCTTTCCAGGCTTCATACGCGGACGCCCCCATCAT